TTGTAGATGAAGACAGTATGCCACCACGTCCAACACAACAAGAACTGGACGACTATAAAATGATGAAATTACGTCAAGAACGCAACAGACTATTAGCAGAAACTGACTGGATGGCAAATAGTGATGTTACTATGAGTGATGCATGGCGTGATTATAGACAAGCATTACGTGATATAACAAATACATACTCTAATAGAGACGAGGTAGTTTGGCCAACCAAACCAGAATAATCGATAAATAAGTGTAATAACAATAGGATTATTACGCATGGCCATTGATAAGTTAAAAACCAGCAGTCTAGAAGACAACAGTGTCACAAGTCCCAAACTTGCACCCGGTGCAGTTACAGAGGATGATATCGGTGACAGTTCTTTACCACTTAGTAAATTAAGCGAAGTTGATCTCGACATTGCTCCTGAAGTACTGGAAATTCAAGTATCTGCTCCACAAGCAGGTCAAGATACTCAGTGGCTTTGGACATGGTTAACCAGTAGCCTACCCTACGCCAGACGTACTATTACAAATTCACCTGAAATCCAAGTACCGTTATACAAGCAAGGCACGTACACAGTCAATAACTTTGCGGCATATGATCTATTTGATAGTATGACACAAACACACAGTTTGTACCTCAAATGGATTGACGGCGCTGGTACAGATAACCTTGTGTCCTGGGCAACTAGTACTGGACCAGTAAGCGATAGCCATCCAGACATTAACGGAGGAGCAGCTACAGACGTACAGCGCATTAACATCAGTGTTCCAAGTACTATTACACTTCCTACGCTAACTCCTCCGAATGTAACCTATACCGTTACAAACAACGGTGCTGGTGCTTATACATTTAGTGGAGCCGCTAAAGGTGATAATCCAAATTTAGGTCCGTTTTACAGAGGTGGTACATACACCATCAACATTACTGCCACTGGACATCCGTTCTATTTTACAACTGACAATGGTACTAATTTTGCGTCAGGTACTTACTTTGGCGAGTATACAGATGGCGTTACTGGTTCAAGAACTGACAGTGGTACGATCACATTTACGGTACCCAATGACGCACCTGATACATTATACTATCAATGCGGCAATCATTCGGTAATGCGTGGCGCTATCACGGTTAAAGATTTAGCAGTTGAAACAAACATCAATGGCAACTATGTTGTCTACTTCCAGCACACACAGGAAGGTCACAAAACACCAGTTGAATTAAGACCAATTCCATCATTAGTTAACCAGATGTGTTTGGTATATGATGCTGATAGTGGAAAGTTTGTTCCACAAGATTTGGCCACATATGTGGAAAACACGCCAAGTTTTGAAAACAAGATTCGTGAAGTGGCAGGTACAGCAGAATTAGTTGTTGAAGATGGGTCGGCGGTCATTGCAAAAGTTAATGTTTATGACGACAGTACCTACTTACCACTAGTTGGCAACAATCCAGGTGATCAGGCATTTGCAACGGATACTGACATCTTATACATTTGGGATGGAAGTGCATGGCAACAGGCCGGTGCAGCTAACACAGATGACCTGGCTGAAGGCACTACTAATTTATTTTACACAGATGCTCGTGTAGGTACTTACTTGAGTGCTCAAGGATATGATACAGCAACTAACATTGTAGCATCAATTACTGATTCAGCACCAGCAACACTAGATACCCTAAATGAATTAGCCGCAGCATTAGGAGATGACCCTAACTTCGCTACAACAGTTACCAATAGTATTGCAACTAAAGCACCACTTGCTAATCCAGAGTTAACAGGGCAAGTAGATATTACAGCAACATCAGATGATGCTGCTTTAAGAATATTGCATGATGGAACACAGGGACATAAATCCACTATTAGATTTAGTAATGGATACACACAGACATTTGAAATAGGTATGAGTGACACTCTTGGGTCTGCTCGTAATTTTATTATTTCTGAAACATCAACTGGTGCAAGTACAGATGCAACAAATCCAAAATATGTGTTTAAAGGTAATGGAGATGGGCAATTATCAATTACCGATGCTGCTGATGGTGATGTTAAAATAAATTTATCAACAAATGGCGATACATACTTTACTGGCGGTAATGTTGGTATTGGTACTAATAATCCAAGTTCATTGCTTCATATTGATGGAGGCGCTACTGGCTATTCGATTCATATGACTGATTATGGTGAACTTGGATTAAACGTAGTACCAAGTGCTAATTATAAATTAGAAATTGGTGCAGATTTTAGTTACGATGGTATTGGTATTAACGGTACTGATGAAGTAAGACTTACAGTAGATCCTAGTAATGATTGGACCAATCCACCTGGTCCCAGTTACTTGCAATGGGACCGAGATTATTTTACCATCAATTCTCAAGGTACAAATATTATAACGCATGATGTTACACCTGCATCTAATCAGGATTATATTCTCTCGATTGGGGCAGGATACGTACAAGATGCAATTAATATCAAAGGCAATGGCAATATTGGTATTGGCGCTGATCCAACTGGATTAGTCGCACCACTTAATATTCAAGCAGATGCAAATGCACGTTCTATTAGGGTTATTGGTAGATCAGATGATTATGGCGAAATAGATTTTTATGAAAATGACAATACAACTATATTGTCAAGAATTCAAGCTCATAATACAATGTTTAACATTAGAGCATATAACGTACCAATGCAATTCCAACAAAGCGGGAATACTAAAATGGTACTTACCACAGATGGTAAAGTTGGTATTGGTGGAAATTCTACAGTTTCAGCTAACTTGGACGTTAGGGTAAGTAGGACTGATACAGATCCATTGATCGGGTTATTTTCACAACAATCTAGTGGTGCAGACGCTAGAGTTATGATTGGTACAATTGCTAACCAAGATGGTGATCCTTATTTAAAATTTGATGCTGGCGGATCAAATATGATTGTCGGTGAGTTTTGGAAAGGATCTACTAGCAATGAATTGAGAATGGGTACAGGTGAAAGACCTAGCGATAGTAATTTTAGAGGCCTTAGAGTAGATGGCGGCGGGCAAACTTATGATGAATCTGGTATTTTTAGTCCTATGTTCTATATCAATAGGAACTACGCAAACGTCAGTGGTAGTGGAGCCAGTAGCGGTACTTGGGGAACTGGTAGTTTTTACTCAGACTTAACTGCTGATGGCGATTTTCTAAATCTCAAAGACCATACTGCTAGTGGATTACAAAGTTGGTTTCATGGAGCATTTGGTCCAAACTGGCAAACAAGTACTTGGAGACAAGATATACGCAACTGGGGAGCAATTAGAATACTAGCAGTAATAAGTAGAACTAGTAACAGTTATGACACTACCAGCTGTGTATTCAATTATAAACGATATTTTTATAGCACTGGTTGGGCTGATATGAGTAGTACATACGACACAACATTTACTGGAACAGACAGTGACCGCGGTAGACGTTGGTTAGTTATGCCTTGGATTGACTATAGTGATTTTCCAAATGGCACAGACGTTCCTGGCATAGGATTAGTGCTAAAAACCAGCAATGGTGTTAATATAAGAGTCGGCGCATGTTATGTACAATATAGATACAAAAATGCTGCAAACGGAGTTTAAAAATGACAGAATATAAATTTGAATTTAATGGTATGCTTTTAGAATCTGATCCATTTGCATTTGCGCCAGTGGAAGAAGGACATGAGCATTATAATATGCGTCTTTATGAAATTTGGAACATGCCTTTATCTACAGCAGAACAAATTAGAGATGATCATTTATGGGCAGATATAAGAGCTCAACGAAATAAACTAATTGCAGAAAGTGACTGGACACAAAACAGAGATGTGGTTTTAGATAACGATGATGCTTGGGCAGAATATCGTCAATCATTAAGAGATATAACAAATCAAGAAGATCCTGAAAATATAGTATGGCCAACTCCTCCTGCTTAATCGATAAATAAGTGTAATACGATAGGATTATTACACCATGGCAATTCAAAAGTTTACAGAAGCCGCACTTGCGGATCTTGCACTAACAGATGCAGTAATTGCAGATAACAGTATTGATATTGAAAAACTCAGTAATGTTAATTTAAATATTGCACCTGAAGTACTGGAGATTCAAGTAAGTGCGCCACAGGCTGGACAAGACACACAGTGGTTGTGGACCTGGCTTACAAGTAGCTTGCCTTATGCAAGACGTACAATTACCAACTCACCTGAAATAAGTGTACCACTTTACAGACAGGGTACCTACACAGTAAACAATTACGCCGCTTACGATATATTTGACGACATGACACAAACACATTCACTTTATTTGAAGTGGATTGATGGAGCGGGTACTGATAACTTAATTGACTGGGCTGTTAGTACT